CACGCCATGCAGCTAGGTCTTTACGAAGGCCAGCCTTCTCATGCAATGACAGTGTGTATGTCTTGCTGATAGTCAAAGGCATTTCTTTGCCGTCCATGTCGATGGTCAGTGGTTGCCCATTGTCATCTTCGCCAAAGATTTCAAATCCAATACGAATCTTGTGTTGTTCTTTAGCGCCATACTGACCGTCAGTTACTTGCGTACCCATGTCAATCAGTGAGTAGCATCTAGCCACATAAACGCCCGGTGGAACTTTTTTGAAGTTACCTTCGCCACCGCTATCTTTTGCAATAAATCCCATTTTATTCTCCAGTTAAAAAACAGCAATCAAAAGGCTTGCTGAATGCCTTATCTAAATTAAATGTAAAAATTACGCAATCCGCTGAACTTGTTTTGCGAGCAACCATTTGTCGCCAAGCTGAAGTACAGAGCGTACCCACTTGCGCTGGTTGTATTGATTAACAGCCCTAGGAACTAGGTTGTTGTTGTAGAGGCAACGCGCTTTGCGGCGCAGTTCTTGTGTTTGCATAAGGACATCTCCTGTGGTTAAAGAACTGACACTGTATCAAATTTTTAACAGATGTAAATTATTTTTTTATTGTTGTGTTGATTTTTTGCAACTCTGGTATTCTTCGCTCCCTTAACACAAAGGAGATTTCATTGTCACACTACTACGCCAAGCAAATGTATCTTGCCAAGTTAGAAGCTGGCCCACAATCACATCGTAAATTGCGTGATGCAATCAGATGGCACTACAAAGATGTCGATGTAAAAAAGATACGCGATGAGCTAGAAGAAGAAGGTTTGATTGAGTTCTCACACAAAGAGAAAAGAACATTTGGCAAAGAAACTAAAGATGTTCCTTTTTACAAGCTTCGTGAAGTGCAGTTAAATGTGCAAGAAAAAAAGAAATATGACCCTTGGGACATCACGCTACCATCAAGCATTTTTACAAAACAAGAAAAAGCAAATATGATGTCAACATTAAGGCTGCTTGAAATGCGAAGCAATGAGAAGCTCCAGAAGCTTGCTGACATAAATGTTTACGGGAAAGCATGACATACACAACAGACAAAGAGTCCCAGTGTTTGGGAAAGTTTAAATACCCTACATATCAGGCTGCTGAAATGATTAGCAGTAGACGCAGGGAGACTGGCTTGTCAATCTACAAATGTCCGCACTGCAACTACTTTCATTTAGGACATGTTGCACAAAAACGACAGGACTTGAGAAGGTCGCCAAGTAAAGTATAATTTTTGAAACCCCGGCTAGATTGGACTAATTACCCAATCGAACGCGACCCACCCCCGCTGCCGGTGCGTTTCTTTTTTGGGGTGTAACTCGGGGCTGGATATGCATTACTACCAATTTAATATTGGTGACTACCAAAGTCACACTTCGCACCTTTCCGAAATGGAAGACCTTGCATTCAGAAGAATGCTTGATTGGTGCTATCTCCATGAGAAGCCATTACCACTTGATGTCGATGAAATAGCAAGACAGATTCGTATGCGTTCGCATAGCGATTGCATTGCGTCCGTATTGCAAGAGTATTTCGAACGCACAGCGGACGGATGGATAAATGCTCGGGCTGTAGAAGAAATGCTTAAGATTGGCGAGAAATCTGAGAAAGCCAGTGCTTCTGCTAAAGCTAGATGGGGCAAGAATGCGAACGCATTGCGAACGCAATCCGAAGGCAATGCTACACAAGACACAATACACAAGACACAAGACACAGTATTGAAGTCACAGCGCGGCTCACGCCTCGCCAATGATTGGATTCTTCCAGATGAATGGGAGTACTGGGCAAACAAGGAAAGGCCAGACCTCAATGCCAAACAGGTTGCAGACCAGTTCAAAGACTTTTGGTGTGCCAAGCCGGGCAAGGATGGCTTGAAGCTTGATTGGCAAGCCACATGGAGAAACTGGGTCCGCAATCAGAAAGCGCCAAAGCTAAACCCTGCTGACAACATCAGGCTCACAGTTCCACCGTCAAATGAGCCAGACGCAGCATTGGAAAAGATTAAGGCTGATGAACGCATAACCAGACCACCCACCCTTGCCGAACTAGCAAAGATGGCAGAACTAAGGAGAAAAGCATGAACTGGCCTTTCCCACCCTTTCCAAACCCTAAAGACACAGGCAATAAGCAGCCTAAGTTCAACCCTGAAAACTATGAGGATGCGCCACTATGATGCCGCCAATCGACATGGGCGCTACAGACTCAGCAAACCAATTTAAATTTTGCACTAAATGCCAAACTGACAAACCGCCAGAAGGTGGGATTGATATGGGTCACAAATGGAACTGTCAGTCCTGCTGGCTAAAGCGAATTACTGGTGTACATCTAAAACAAAACAGAATTGATGGTGGGAAAAAATGACTAGAACTTACGCAATGCTAAAGCTGCTTGAGCATGGCGGCCTTACCCGCCAAGAGATGCTAGAAATTACTGGTTGGACATGGCGACAGGTCCACAGCGTATTGGCACATCTGTCCACAAATGAGAAAATTAAGAAAGACAAAAAGATGTGGGTTTTAAATGCTGCCGAAAAAGTATCGTAAAAAGGACGATGTACTGCCAGACAGGAGAGTACTGGAAATGGGCGAAGCTCGTATGTTGTTTCGCACCTTTCAATGGAACAAAGATAAGACTTGGGTCAACCAAGCAATAGAAAGGACGGAACGCCTGTATGGACCGGGCGCTCCGATGCGGATAAGACAATACATGCGCGACATGCGCGAAGGGAAATTGGAATGAACATTAACATGTACACAAAAAGCAACTGCCCAAATTGTGTTGCGGCAAAACAACTGCTTGCTTCTAAAGGTCTAGATTACCTTGAGATTGATGTGGAGCTTGGCAGTCGCTGGGAAAACCTCATCAAAGAATTTCCTGATGCCCGGCAAATGCCACAGGTATTCATCAATGAACAGCGTGTCGGTGGATTGGCTGGCTTACAGGCTGCTTTGAAGCAGTTAGGCTTATGAGCAAGTCATGGGGCTTCATACTGGTGTGCTTGGTCTCTTTTTGGTCATGCATCATTTGGATTGTTAGGGGTTACGCATGAGGAGGGCCGCCCGTGTTGACGCAAATCAAGAAGCAGTTGTCAGTGCGCTTCGTTCCGCTGGTGCAACTGTGTGGATTATTGGCCTACCTGTGGATTTGCTTGTTGGATTTCGTAACCATACTTACCTGATGGAAATCAAAGTAGGTCCTAGGAAGCGTTTAACGGCTCTACAGGAAGACTTTTTTAACAATTGGTTCGGTGGCACTCTATGCCGTGTTGATGGTCCTGAAGCCGCTTTAAGAGCGATTGGAGCAATAAATGCAAACAGAAGCGCCTAAGTCTCGCGACCAAGAGAAGCTTTACCACGCCATCATTGGGCAGATTGCTAAACAGGCACAGCATTTAGGCTCCCGCTGGAACGCTGAATCATGGAAGCGATTCCTGATTGACCAGTGGGCCAGCGAGGAAAAGCAAACAAACATCAGCAAGCTTGCGCCTAGCCTTGATGGTGAACGCATAGTCCAGCTTGGCATGCAGTCCAGACGGTTTACCAAAGAGCAGGGCATCAGCTTTGTCGAGTGGCTGCTATGTTGGGCAGCAAACAACGGAGTCACCATTGAAGACCGCCGAGATTATTCATAAGGGCAAGCTGGCGCAGTTAGGCTGTGCGCTATGCCATCACCTACACGGCGACCACGAACCCGGTCCTGTCGAGCTTCATCATTTGCGTGAGGGTGGATGGGGTAAGGGCGACTACAAAACATTGATACCGTTGTGTGTAGACCACCATCGGGGCAATAAAGGCTTTCATGGACTTGGCAGCAAGGGATTTGTTAAGTACTATGGAGTGACACAACAAGAACTGCTTAATTGGGCATTGGAGAAAATATGACAAGAGAATATCAAACGCTTATTGGTGATGGGCGCGAATGTGTGACTGTTCGTTATGAGATTAATGGCGAACCTGATGACTTTGAAATTGAAGTCATGGAAATTATTTGTGCTGGAGTTGACATATTCGGTTGTTTATTGACACAACAAATTGTTGACCTTGAGATGGAAATCACTAAGCACCACGAAAAACTAATGTCCGGAATGGCAGACATCTAGTAGAATCGGGCCAAAGGAGAATGCCATGAAGTTCACAGTCAATGAAGCACAAGCCAATGTAATGGGCGACTTTGCTATGTGTATGCTTAACGCTGTAACAGCAGGGCATATTCACCATCTGACTACCGATAGCTTCTCCCAGCACATGGCGTTAGGCGATTTCTATGACGGCATTGATGACTTAGCTGACAGCTTCATCGAGGCATACCAAGGCAAATACTCGAAAATAATTTTCGCGGAAAAGGCACTTTTTCTGGGGAAAAATGGTCTGGAGCTTGTTGCCTATGTCAGTGAGCAATTGGCCTACTACCGTCAACTGCCCGGCTTCCCACAGGATTCTGAAATGCAAAACATTGCAGATGAGATTGCAGCCCTGTGCGATTCCACCATGTACAAGCTGAAATTCCTGAAATAATGCCACTCGTTAAGCGTCAGTCAGGCTGGTTCTGGGGTTCTAAGGGACCATTTGACAGTAAGGCTAAAGCGCTGGCAGTTGCTAGGGCGGCTTACGCTTCTGGCTACAAAGGTGAGAGCAATTTGGTAATTGCTGTAGATATTTCAGAAAGTGGCGACAAATCTGCAAATATTACTGGGAAATTTCGTAAAGCTATGCGAAAATTTTCATAGGATTTTTGCGGTTGCTAGTTAAATCCTTTTTTGCCCGGCTTGTCTGGGCAATTTTTTTGCTTTAAATTTTTTTTTTAAGAATGCGTAGGTGGCTATAGGGATTTTCTACCCCTGTAAGTGAGTACTTACTTCACTTTTCCGAAGTAAGCGCCCACTTCGTTTTTGGTTTTTTGTCGCCGTTTTAACCCCAAAATTAGGCTTAACAATGGGCCAAAAACGCCGTTAAAACGCGATTTTTTGGGTATTGGTGCATGGATAGCATGCAAACCAAAAAACGGCGCAAAACGCGATTAAAACCCGCAAACCAAAAACACCACAAAACCCGCCGCAAACCCTAGGTTTTGACAATTCCACCGGGGCCACAATGCGCCCCATGCTGCGCCGGTTTCATTGTCCGGACCATTGGACCCAATGCACAAAACCGCATTAAAACGGTTTTGAAGTAAGCGCTTACCAACTTAGCAAACCCAAAAAATCCCAGCACGGGGCCGGGATTGCTTAGGTTTACCGGGTTAGGTTAGGGGCCAAAATAGTTCAATAGGGACCCGGCGGGTATACATGCGGCGCGGGTTTTTAGAATCAATCAACACTAGGTCAACGGTTTTCATGTCCCAATAACCGTCAAATTCGTAAAATTTTGGCGGGTTTCGGGTATCGTCTAAGCAAACCCCAATGGTCCCGCATTCTAGGGGCGCATTGGTTATAAATTCGACCCATTCGGCCCGTTCGCGGTTTTCAATATCTAATGCTGCAAAATGTCCCATGTTATGACCCCAAATGTAAACGAATAAATTGAACCATTGTTAACCCGCCGTTTTTTACTGTAGCGGTAATTTCTGCCCCTTCTAAAAATGAATGATGAAAATCTAAGGTTTGCTGCTGCTGTTTCATTGCTTCAATAAACAATTGCGCCCATGTCGGGTTAACAATCAATTCACCCTCATAAGGTTTTGATTTTTTGCCCCCAAAAAATTGTGTTTTATCTGCAATCACTTTGCACGGGCCTTCAAATGCGACATCGTCAAATTCTTTATAGGTTTTCCCGTCCTCATTCCATACCGAATAATTCATTACTGGATAGTGTTTCATTTTTTGCCCCTTAAATTTTTACAATTGGAATGACGCGCCGCGCCGTTACATTGGTAAGCTTTGCACGGGTCCCATGCGCCCGAAAACCTACAATTACCGACCGGTTTACCCGTTGACACAATCCGCATGATGCACATGTCACCCCGTCATGGGTTTGCGCCGGACAAATAACAATCGGTCGACCCGCTGGGGTTTGCGTTTTTTCTGGTGTATCACTGGGGACAATGCAAACAACGGGACCCGCGCCGGTGTCCGCTAATTCGTCCGCATGCCCGGCATCGTCCGCGCTTAAATTGACCGTAAAACCCCATTCGTTCGCATGTTTCACCCATTGCAGAGCGTCCGGGGTATGCTTATGCGTGTAAGTGAAGCCCCGTTTTCCAATGTTCGCGTCAACCAATTGACCCAATAAAACGGGGTCGACTGTTTCATTTTCGCCGGGTAAGTCACCCGCAACATTGTGTCGCCATAATTGACCGGCGGGTAAACCTGAAACATGCATTAATAAGTCCCCCCAGTCGCCGCCGCGCATTGGTACTTTGTCCCATGTCATGCGGACAAAGTAATCCTCTGCATAACAATCGGCCCGGTAATGGGGGCATGATAGGGGGCATGTTGACCGTTCGCTATAGGTAACGGGGATTGGTCCGGTTTTGACATTGCTTGAAACCGGGACAAAGTGAACCCGCAAACCGTATGCAACGGGGGACATCGTAAAATTGTTTTGTTTTGTCATGTTTTATTTACTTTCAATTATTTAAGAGTATTTTTTTTAGTTCGGGAATTGTTTTCCCAGTGATTGCGGACAATTCGCGCAGCGTCATGTTCAATTTGCGCGCGTATAGTTCGCATATTTGTTCATTTGTCATTTGTTCCCCCTTATTGAATAACAATGCATTGACTAATTTGTCGCGAATTGGCCCGATAAATGGACCGAACCGTTGACCCGACCGCGCCCAATAATTGAACATGCCAACCACGGCGCGGCCCGGCGGGTTCTAATAATTTGAATTCGGCCCCATTGGGTGAAAATTTGACAATGTCGCCGGGTTTTATAATTGTTTTCGGTTTGCGTTTTGCTGCAATATTGGCCCGGCATTTTGCGCGCCAATTAAGGGCCGATTCGGGCGCATTAGGGGCCAATTTGTCTAATTGGTCCAATAAACGGGCCGGGCAATCATAATAATAAGGGCCGCAATCCTCTGACATATCCTTATAAATAAATTCACCCCGGCGGCGGTTTACTAACCATATGACACCGTAAAAAACGGGGTTTTCGTTCGGCCTATCAATGCGCCCAATTGCGTACCATGTATTGCCACGGGTCGATTGGTCGACAATTGAAAATTTGATAACCCCCGGATTGTCCGCGCAAAATTCGCGGGTACAAATTGCGCCGATTGATTCGCCGGTGTCATGTATAGCGGTTCGTCCCATGTTTTCCCCCTTAAAAAAATAAAATGTCAAAATAGGCCAATGCGCCCACGGTTAACAATGCGCCGCAAATAACGGCGCAGCATATATCTGCAATAGTGTTTTGAAATTCGGTCATGTCATGCCCCCACGGTGTCGCATGCGATACATGCGGCCAAAATGTATTCGGCGGGTTCGCCGCGCAGATACATGCTAGATAAACGCGCCGGGGTTTTATAACCGGCCCAATGCAAAGCATGACGCAAACCCGCGCCGGTGTATGCGTCCCGAATTGCGGACAATGTCCAAAAATTGCTAACAAATGTCGAATGTTTCATTTTTTGCCCCTTAAATAAGATTAGATTTTTTTGCGTCAACATAAACGGATTGCGCCATTGATACGGACACAATGCCAAAAAATACAGCGGCGGGAATTGTCAAATACAAAACTGGTGTTGGCACAAAAAACGAACATGCCAATTCGACAATGAAACCGGCGAACATAAGCACCGACACCCATGCATCAGAATAGATATAAAAAATTTTTGATAGTGTTTTCATGTTTTCCCCTTAATTTGCACCGGACCCCCCAGTGCATGTTTTGAATATTACAGTAAAAAACTGGGGATAACAATCTATTTGTTGAAATAATTGTGATTATGCAAATTTTGCATATGATGCAAACCATGCCAACAATGCCCCCGACACAATGCGCCGCATACCATTGCAAGGCCCCGACAATCCGGGGTTCTATATATTGCAGCGAACATGCCCCCGTTAGAACCGAACCGAACGAACGGCGCAGCATGGACCGCGCATATAAAACCCGGGCATGGGAAATTATTAGAACGGGCCAATTGACCCGCGCCCCCTTATGCGCCGCATGCATGGGCCGGGGGGTTATTAATAGCGGCGAACATGTAGACCATGTTTTCCCGTGGAAATTATTCGGGCCTAATTCTTTTCGTTTTAATTTGTTTCAGACCTTATGCGCCCCATGTCATGCGGTAAAGGGTTCGCTAGAACGGCGCGGTATATTCAGACACTACACCGAACCGGCCCCCGTTGACTATTCGGGCGCAGATTACCCCGGCGCGATACCCCGTTAAGCCATAACGGGCCGAAAACCGCGCCCAATGCCCCAAAGCATGCACAATGCACCGTTTTGCATTTGTGAATTAATACCAATTGCCTATTAAATAGCGTCAATCCATACAAAACGCGATAAACGGGCCGCTATGCGATTTTAAAAAAATGCATGTATATCCCCATTTACAAATTGCATTTGCGTGTTTTGCGCCCGTTTTGACCCCTTTATGACGATTTTGAAACTAAAATGCGCCGGTGAGCGGCGGGAGCAGGCGCGGGGTCAATTACAGAGGGGGGAATAGTCAGAGGGGGGTGTACGAACTGGTTTGGTTATGGTACGCTTACAAAAAACAAGACAAGGAAGGATATGAATGAGTTGGCTCTTTTCGCAGGCGCTGGTGGAGGAATTCTCGGAGGCCATTTGCTTGGATGGCGAACAGTCTGTGCAGTTGAATGGGAACAATACCCAGCAAGCGTACTGTGCGCCAGACAAAATGACGGACTTCTCCCGCCTTTCCCAATCTGGGATGACATACAAACCTTTGACGGAAAACCTTGGAAAGGAATTGTTGATGTCGTATCAGGAGGCTTTCCATGCCAAGATATCTCAATCTCGGGGGGGGGGGCTGGCATCGATGGAGAACGCTCTGGAATGTGGCGAGAAATGGCGCGGGTCATTCACGAAGTACAGCCCAGATTCGTGTTCGTGGAAAACTCACCAATGCTCACTTCTAGGGGACTTGGAACTGTTCTCGGAGACTTGGCCTCAATGGGGTTTAATGCGAAATGGGGAGTGTTGGGAGCAGCAGACATTGGAGCAAACCATCAGAGGGACAGAATATGGATTGTTGCAAAAATGGCCAACGCCAGATGCGAGTTGCGGTCAACGAGGAACACAACCAAATTGGACTCCAAAAAGAAAGTCAGGTCATACGGCTCAGTACACTATCAACCAAGCAGTACGGGATATGGAAAAAAACAATGGTGGCAAACTGAACCCAATGTGGGTCGAATGGCTGATGGGGTGGCCTTTGGGATGGACAGACTTAAAGCCTGTGGAAATGGACAAGTTCCATTGTGTGCCGCAACAGCATGGAACTTATTAAGCTAAACTTTACAAGATAAAAAGCACTATGGCAAAAAAACCTCGTCACATTCTTGGCTACTTAAACAACCCCAACTCATGGAGCAGGGAAGCGTTTGAGACTGCCATTCGCGCAGAAGTTGAAGGTTCGACTGGCGCACTCACGGCATCCGATGAATTGCTGATTGGCACATTGGTCATTACTGTGGACAGTTTGCTAACTGCTGAAATCAACATTCGTGAGCAGGGCCATACATTCCACTACAACTCTGGTGAAGCCACAGGACCGTGGTACAAGATTCGGACTGAGATGGCTGACAAGGCTGTCAAGATTCTTGCCGAGCTTGGACTGGTTGCTCGTGGCAGACCAAAGATTACTAACAAAGTGACTGATGTAGATGAGTTATTCGCCACAGCTTGAATCGGCGTTTAAGTACGCAATCAGCGTAGTTCGTGGGGATACAACAGCGTGTGAGGATGTCAAACTGGCTTGCCAGCGATTCCTTGACATGGTTGAGCGTAAAGATGCGCCTTATGAGTTTGTCCCTGACAAAGCTGAACACATCCTAAAGTTTGTCAAATTCTGCCGCCATGTAAAGGGTCCAGAAGCTGGTAAATCTATTGAGCTTGCGCCATTTCAAGTTTTATTCTTGGCTGGCATCTATGGCTTTCGTGCAAAGAATGATGTCAATACACGCTGGGTGACAGATGTCATTTTGTTCGTGCCACGCAAGTCAGGCAAGACAACTTTGGCCTCCATCATTGCCCTGTACGAATTGCAATTTGGCGATGCTGGCGCAGAAGTGTTTACGCTGGCTACTAATCGTGACCAAGCGTCTATTTGCTTTGACTCATCCAAAGCCATTGTGGAAGGCATGAAGCCAGAGCTTGCTGCTAAGTTTATTGTTTACCGCAGTGAGTTAAAGAAGGCTGGTGATTCGACTTCTACCTATCGCGCCCTATCCCGTGAGAACAGGAAGACTGGTGACGGTAAGAACCCATCTGTGGCAATGATTGACGAAGCTGCTCAAATTGTGGAGCGTTCTAGCATTGAGGTGTTGCACTCTGGTATGGGCGCTCGTAAGAACCCATTGCGAATGTACCTGACTACTGCCAGCTTTACCAAAGACACTAAGTTCTATGAAGACTTGAACCATTTCCGCTCTGTGCTTCGCGGTGCTGCTGCTGACAATTTCAGGTGGTTTGGATTGCTGTATAGCATTGACCCCGGTGACGAATGGAGCAATCCTGATGTCTGGGCTAAAGCTAACCCGATGCTGGGCATTTCGGTCACTACAGAACACATCAAGCACATGGCTGAAGAGGCATCTGCCAAGCCAGCCAGTCTGAATGAGTTCTTGTGTAAGCAGCTAAACATCTATGTGTCTGCCAATGCCGCATGGGTTGATAGACGCTTCTGGGATGAATCTGTTGCAAAAATACCACAGGATAAACCTGAATCTACATTTATTGCATTTGACTTGGCACACAGCCGAGATTTGAATGCCGTCTGTACTTTGCACAGATATGGTGAGGAAGACTTCTACTCAAAGTTCCAGTTCTTCCTGCCAGAAGAGTCTATGGACTTTGTGCCAAACCATTACAAGCCAATCTACCTTCAAGCTCAAGCTTCAGGTATCCTTAAGCTTACCCAAGGGAATGTTACCGACCTAAATGAGATTGAAACCTATATTAAATCGGAGTGTTTAATCCATGATGTCAAAGAAATTGCATTCGACCCTTACAACGCTGCTGCATTGGTTGCAAACCTATACAGCCACGGCTTACCTGTTAAAAAGGTGGGTCAGGGTATGGCAGTTTTGTCAAATCCAAGTAAAACAACTGAGCAGCTTATTCTTAAGAAAGCCATAAAGCATGATGGCAATCCTTTTGTCGGTTGGCAGCTAGGAAACTGCGAGGTTTACACCGATGTCAACGGAAATGTAAAGGTGCGTAAGAATGAGGCAGACCCATCTGCCAAAGTTGACGGTATCATTTCTATGATTATGGCGCTACACTGTCACTTGGATAATGTATTCGTGACAGAATCATTTGGCTTTAGGTCATTAGATTGGTAGAATGTGGCGAATTAGGAGAAAATCATGGGACTTTTGGATGTTTTTAGCAGTAAAAAAGTAACAAATAATGAGAGCAACTCGTTGTTTGGTCAGACTGCATTGGGCAACAATATTGTTTACCAAAGCAACAAACAACAGCCAAATGTAAATACCCAGATACTTTATGTCACGACAGCCAGCACTACCAATGCTGGTCGCCCTGTTGACATGTCCATGCTCACACGCAACAGCACAGTGATGTCCTGTATTGCGATTAAGGCCAGAGCATTAGCCCAATTACCAATCAACATTAACTGCGAAACCGAAGATGGCGAATATGTAAATGCCATCAAAGATAAGTCAGTTGGTACACGCGATAAGACAAAAGCCAAGCAAGTTGCCAAGCTTTTGAACAACCCAAACAACTTCCAGAGCAAATATGAGTTCTGGTATCAGTGGCTCATGTGGTATGAGCTTGCTGGTGAATCGTTTACTCTGTGGTGGCGAAAAGACCAAGAGTCTGCAACCGAGACTCCTCTGGAAATGTATATTATGGACAGTACATTGATTGCTGTAACAATCAATCCTGCTCGTTATCCATCCTACCGCCTGTCTACACCGGCATACGGTTTTAGCCGTGACCAGCCACTTAAAGCGCATCAAATCATGCACTGCAAAGAGATGGCATGGCAAGGTTCTGCCGGTTTTAACAAAGGTATCTTGGCTGCTGAACTGGTTGCCTTGGACCAAGACATTGACCTGTACGCAAACTATGTCATGCAGAACGGTGCAAAGCCTTCTGGCATGTTCTCGACCGATGCTGTTGTGCCTGATGCTAAGTACAAAGAAATTGCTGCTCGTCTGAAGGAAGCTTGGAGCAATATGGTTGGCTCACGCCAGTCTGACCCATCTAAGCCCGGTCAAGGCATGTTGTTAGACCAAGGCATGAAGTACACGCCTTTGGAAATGCTTAACTTGCAAGATGCTGACGCTGCTAACCTGAAGATGCAGACCATGCGCCGTATCTGCGGTTTGTTTGGTGTGCCTCCGCAAATGATTGGCATTATTGATGGCAAGTACAACAATAGCCAGACACAAATGGATGAGTTCTACAAAGGAACCATGTACCCAATGCTGGTCAACATCCAAGAAAAGCTTAAGCAGCATTTGTTTACAGGTTATCCATCACTGTGTGTCGAGTTTGATACCAGCGACTTTTTGAAGGGTGCGCCTCTGGACCAAATGAACTTTGCGACAGCCGGTGTGACCAATGGAATAATGACTCCTAACGAAGCTCGCCAATATATGGGCATGCCTAACATTGAGGGCGGTGATGAATTAGTGGACCCTAACAAGCCCGCTGAACCTATTGCTGGTTCAAGCCCTCAAGATACTGGCGGCGGTGGTGGTTCACAAAAGAAGAAAATGAATATAGGAAAGACTTGATAAATAATGCGAACTGATTCAAAATATCTGGTAGCATTAGCAAAACAGGTTCGTCAACCTGTAATACAGTTGCCTGTACTTTTAGGGCAACCCCCTAAAATACAAGATAACAACCAATCTATGGCTTTAGGGGCTATTAATGAAGCAAATGAATCTCATCTGCGAAGCAAAATTAAACCTGTCGGAAAAAGCCGCAAACGGCGAACCAACAGGCAAGATTGAAGCTCGCATTACCACTTGGGGCGCTCGTGAAGGCGCTGATGGTCGCCGTTTCAACTACCAGCCTGAAGGCTTTATGGAGTGGGCAAAAGAGTTTGCCTCTTCAGGCCGACCGCTGCCAATGTTCTTGAACCACAATGCTGAGTCTATGCCTGTTGGTGAATGGACCACCATTGAGATGGACGATGAAGGCATGAGCGCCAGCGGTCGCTTGTTCCTGAACACCAGTGCTGGTTCAGACCTGTATCAAGTTATGTGCGAGTCACCCAACATGTTTGGCGGTGTCTCTGTTGGCGCTTATGCTGACGAATATCAATGGGTCACTCAAGAAGGCGAAGTTTTCCCAGCAGGGTCTGATGATTATTGGGAAAAAGGCTACTTCCAAATCACTAAAGGTGGTTTGCGCGAGACTAGCGTTGTGATGTACCCAAACAATCCTAAAGCAGAAGTTAAAAAGCTGGAATATTTCCGCGCTGATGGCTCTGCTGATTTAAAAGTTTTGGAAGAAGCCTTGCGGGATGCTGGGTTGTCCAAGAGCGATGCGGTCGCTGCCGCATCAACATTCAAGAAAGTTCTGGAACAGCGTGATGCTGCGACTGAAGCAATTGAAACTGCGCCTCAACAGAGTGACTCTGGTGCGGAAGCGACCGAAGCAGAAATTCTCGCTGCTCTTGAGCAACGCGAACTTCTTAAACTCCTCGACAAACGACTGAAAGGTTAATCATGTCAAAAGAAATCATTGAAAAATTGGACGCTATCGAAGCTAAACAAGCTGAGAGCGTTGCGGCTGTTGAAGCCAAAATCCCCGCTGCTGTTGAAGCTGTAAAAGCTGAATTCAGCGAAATGGTTGCTGCTTTGGAAGCCAAAGTGTCTTCTATCGAAGCTCCTGCTGTTCAAAGACCCGCTGCTAAGACTGTTCGCCAAGATGTGAACCGTTCTGTGCGTGAGCAACTGTCTACTTTCTACAAAGGTAACAACCGTGTAGAAAAAGAACTGCAAATCTTTGCTGACGAATCACAAATGCAAGCTTACCTGAACGAAGCTTCTGCTTTGACTGGTGGTGGTGATGGTAAAGGTGGTCGTACTGCTTATGACCCAGTGTTTGCTGCTTTGCGTTTGGCTAATCCTTTGCGCGGTGTTTCACGCACTGTTGCAACCGATGGTTCAAGCTATCAGTTCCGTGTTAAGACCGGTAATGCTGGTGCTGCTTGGGGCTATGCAATCAACAACAACACTTCGGCTACAACTGAAGACACATCTATCTGGCAACTCGTTTTGCAAGACTTGAATGTTCAGTTCCCAATCCGTACTGCCGCCCTCGATGACATTGATGGTTTGGAAGCAAATGTGGTTGATGACATGTTGGCTGAATTCGCACAAGCTGAAGCTTTGTCAATGATTCAGAACAACGACCAAGGTTCTACATCATTGCCATACGGTGGAAGCAACGGATTGCGTGGCCTTGACCAATACGCTGGTGCTGCTGCAACTTATGCTGGTGGTGTTTGCACTACTGCTGCCTTTGGCTCTTCTGGCACTGGTTCTACCAGCGGCTTGCACAGCTTGGCAACATACGACCAGTTGACAACTAACGGCAACACTGTTGGCGCAAACAACATCAGTTATGTCGATGTCATCAACTTCATCTATTCTTTGCCACAACAGTACTGGACTACAAACGCTAAGTTTGTTATCAGCCCAATCTTGTTGAATGCTATCCGCGCATTGCGTGACGATAACGGCGCACCTATCTTCAATCGTAATGAAGGTTTGTCTGTTGACGGTATCGTTGGTAACTTGCTCGGCTTTGATGTTGTTGTTAACAAGTATGTTGACACTCCTTCACAGACCACAACTGGTTCTGCTGGCACTAACAGCTTGTACCCAATGTACTTTGCTGACTGGAGCCGCTTCCATACAATCATAGACAGGTTGAACATGGTTATGCGCCGTTATGACCAGACATTGCCCGGTTACATCACCTTCTTCGGTGAGAAGCGTTTGGCAACATCTGTGCGTGACCCTAACGCTGGCGTTCGCTATCGTTCTACAGGTACTGCAACCTGATGAAATGGAGGGGGGTAATTCCCCCTCCTTTTTGTGCCAATAATTTAGGAAATAGCCATGACCATCACTGAAAAAATTCTCTCTGGAATCAAACAGGCCATTACCGAAGGCGGCAAAGTCACCATCGACCTGAAAGAAGCCTCTGCAATCACTGGCTCTGGTTCTGGTGTTGGTGGTCGCGTAGTTTTCGATGAAGCTTTCGCAGCACTGCGTTACGCTAACCCATTCCGCTTGGGCGCTCGTATCATTCCAGCGCCCGGCTCTGATATGCAGTTCGTTGCTAAAACTGGTAACGCGACATATCAAACAAACCCTTGGGGTTATCCTGTTCAAAACGACACAGGTACTCCCGGCACTAACACTTCATTCTGGCAATTGCCTGTTCGTGCTGTTACTGCTCAATTGCCAATCCGTTCTGCTGTTATGTCAGATGTGAATGGTTTGGAAGTTTCTATTGTTGAAGACTTGATGCTTGAGTTTGCTCAAGTTGAAGGTCAATCAATGGCAATCAATAGCGACCAATCTGGTTCTACAACTACATCAACCGGTGCTACATCAGGTCTGCGTGGTTTGGATATGTATACATCTGCTTCTGCTTCTGCTTATGGCACAAGTGGCACAGCAATCACAAACGGCATTCACTCTATTGCTACTGTTGCACAAACAAGTGGTGGTGTTGTGTATAACGACATTGTTGATATGGTGAATGCGTTCCCAAGTCAATATTGGTCTTTGCCCGGCAATGCTTGGTACATCCGTCCATCAATGATTGATTCATTGCGTAGCTTGAAAGACACACAAGGTCTGCCATTGTTCTTGGAAATTGGCGATGAAGACGGTGCTGCTGTAGGCCGTATGTTTGGTTTCCCTGTGATTCCTAACCCATACCTGTCTACTGCATTCCCAATCTATTTGGCTAACTGGCCCCGTTTCTTGACCATCGGCGACACTGAAGAAATGTCTATCCAGATGTTTGAACAAACAAGCCCCGGCTTTGTGACTCTGTATGCTGAAAAGCGTGTGGTAAGCTCTGTCCGTGACCCATTTGCTGGTGTGCGAATGAGTGCCTGAAAGGGTTAAAAATGGCAGTTGACAATTATCAGTACGGTTCGCCTTTTGGGGCGCAAACAAGGAATCCGTTCAACTATGAAAAGTTTGAGCAGATTGACCGTGACAATGTCACTCCTTGGCTGACTTTGGAAGAAATCACTCAGCACATTAACTTGTATGAGGATGAGAGTCAGGATAGCTACCTGAAGGCCCTAGAACTGGCTACAAGGCAAGCAATTGAAGACTACCTAGGTCTGAGTATCTTTAGCGTGACTTATCGCGTCTGGTACGGCACAGCAAGCCTTGCTGCGTCACCTGTTTGCCTTGACTTGCCTGAAGTTAGCCAAAACCAGTACTCCAGCCAGCCAGAAGTCTATATTGATTCGCTGGCTTATTGGACTGATGCTTTCCCGCCTGTATTAACTCAGGTAGCTAGTAACCAGTATTACTATGATGCTTCCGGCAATAAAGTCATTGTGTCTTCATTGCCAACATCAATTAACACGGTTATGACGGCTCCTATTGTTTTGCAATACACAACGGTAGCCAATCCAATTTCAGCCTATCCTGTCATTAAACAGGCCGGTTTGTTGTTGTTTACGCACCTGTACAACAATCGTGCAAACGCCACTGAGGTTAAGTTGAAAGACATCCCATTTGGTGTGACCACCTTGCTGAGAAATTACAAACCATTGGTGATGTGATGTCAATCAAACGGTACGAAAACATCGTTGTTAATAACTTGACTTTTGGTAAGTCTAGTTTTGGCGAACAAGCTACAACCGAAGCCAGATGGTTTGGCACACGGGCGCTTGTTGGCGATGTTGCCAACAATGTAAAAATTGCTGACAAATACCGTTTGTACCAAGACTTGGTGAACTTCACTTTGAACTACACGCCAAACATGAAGGAAATGGTTGATAACCAGAACCTTTATTCCATTACATGGCGTAATGCAAGCTGGCGTATCACCGATGCAAGAGAATCCAATGACCGGATGCGTGTGACATTCATGTGCTACCGTTCTGACCCTGTTACGGCGGTTTAAATGGCAACACAGAACAATGTCATACAGTACGGGAAGGCAATTCAATACCAGTTGTCTGGTATCGTTACGCCAGTTCCCGTCTACGCTGCATTTAACCGCAATTTTGCAACTCAGCCTAAGTTCATTACTTGGATGCTGAGAAATGTCCACCAGCCGGTCTACACGGGCCAGCAGCAATCTAACAAGGGCATTGACCGCCCTGTTTTCCAGATTTCCATCTTTACTCAGAAGATAGAAGACGGTTTCACAATATCTAATCAGATATTACAATCGTTACACGGTTATAGCGGTATGTTTGGCAACCCATCGGACGGCGGTTTCTTTATCGCCAAAGCTGATGTGTACTGGCTTTACAACGGCTATAACAACGAAGAAAATATGGCGCAAATCTTTTTAGATTGCACTATTGATATTCCAGCATAAGACAAATTTCTTAACTCTTTGAAGGAAACTCAAAATGGCTTTAATTAACAAAATTCTTCCCGGTTATGTTGCCACCCTCTGGTGTCAAACTGGTGCTAACCCAACAGCATTGACTGACACTCAATTGGAAACATGGACTGGTCAAGTTGCTGACATTATTGGTACT